AGGTTTAATAAAAGGTGCAAGGCAAGGGTATAGTAAAAACTATGAGATTATTCAAGATTTAATGGGGAAAAAAGAACAAAAAGATTCAGAACAAGATATTGTTGTGGTATTGCCAGCAAAAGACGTAGCAAGCCCATTTACTGACATAAACAGGGCAATAGATGACAGGGACTGCCGAGAGTTCTACCTAGAGGGTGGCCGTGGTTCTACCAAGTCATCATTTATAAGCGAAAAGATAATTGAACTGTTAGAAAATAACCCTCGAATGTGTGCCGTGGTTTTGCGTAAAGTTAAAGATACATTAAAAGACAGTGTTTACTCACAAATAGAGTGGGCGATTGATACTTTAAGCGAAAGCTACCCACACATAAAAGGCGACTATAAACTTACTAAGTCGCCACTTGAAATAACTAAAATATCGACAGGGCAGAAAATATACTTCCGTGGTGCTGATGACTACGGAAAGATTAAATCATTAAAGACACCAAAGGATATGTACGTTGGTATTACATGGTACGAGGAATTCGACCAGTTCGCTGGTATGATGGAAGTGCGTAAGATAAACCAGTCGCTTATTCGTGGTGGTGATGACTTTATACAGTTCTATTCATACAACACGCCAGCAAGTTCACAGCACTTCGTAAACATTGAAAAAATAATACCAAAAGAAAGCCGACTTGTTCATCTGTCAGATTATAGAAGTGTACCTAAGAAATGGCTAGGGCAAGCCTTTATTGATGAAGCAGAGTTCTTAAAAGGTGTTAATGAAAAACTATACGAAAACGAATACTTAGGCTTAATGACTGGTGTGGGTGGCAATGTATTTGAAAATGTGGAACTTAGAGAGATAACTGACGAGGAGATAAACACGTTTGATTACATTTATCAAGGACTTGATTTTGGATATTTTCCAGATCCTCTAGCATGGACTAAGTGTTGTTATAATCCGTCACAAAGGACGCTTTATATATTTGATGAGTTTGTTGTCAACCGTATGAGTAACGCAGACGTTTGGGAACATTTAAAGACAGATAAGGGGGTTACGGAAGATGATTTAATAATAGCTGATAGTGCCGAGCCAAAATCAATCGGCGACTTTAGAATGTGGGGTGCTATGATGAGAGGCGCTGAAAAAGGTGCTGGAAGTGTTGACTACTCTATGAAATGGTTGTCATCACTTGCCAAGATTGTTATAGATCCTAAAAGATGTCCTGTGTCAGCGCAGGAATTTAGTACGTATGAATACCAGCAAGACAAAGATGGCAATTACATAAGTGGTTATGTGGACGCCGACAACCATTGTATCGATTCAATACGTTACGCTTTGAATAATATTTGGAAGAAAAGAGGTCAATAAAATGTTTAAGAGTATAATACAATATATTTTGAATAATATTTTCAAAATAAAAACTCAAACAACGGCACATGAAATTGATGACAACAGCAAATATGCGAGAGAATATGAATATATTGACGACATCAATTTCAATGCAATATTTAGTAATAAACTTGCTAATTATGTAATTAGCGACAGCAACATGAATATCACAGGGGAAAATGCGAGGGTTGACTTGCTTAACAAAACAGGTCAATCAATGTGGAAGAAAGCCAAGAAGTTTGTATCAATGGGCTTTGGTTATGGTGGAGTTATATTAGTGCCTTACGTAAAAGGCGGTAAAATATATTATTCTATCGTGTCACAAAATAGAGTTACTATTGATGAAATGGAAGGCGATTTGATAACAGGTGCGACAGTACTCGCCGAGAAAAGAGTTATTAGTGGTAATATAAACGCCAAGACTTATTTAAGATGGACTAATTATCAAATACAAAACGGCAACATGGTAATAACACAGCAGTTTAGTGATGACAAAGGTAATAAAATACCAACACCAGAGTTCTGGGCAAACATACAGGAAGTTCAAACGATAACAAACGTAGACCGTGTATTATTTGGTTATTTAAAATCGCCAATTAATAATCGTAGAGCAAATGATAAGTATGGAGTGCCTATCACTTACGGTTGCGAGGCTACCATTGAAGAAATAAAAACAACAATGCAACAGCTACTTGATGAGTACGAATTAAAACGTCCATTTGTTGGTGTAGATGTGACAATGTTTAATGGCAAGAATCAACTACCAGCACATGGGTTATTTAAGAAAATAGACTTTGGAACAGACGGTGAGAGTAGATTTGAAGTGTTTGATCCACAGTTTAGAGATTATAGCAACCGTTTGCAAGAACTTTATAAAAGACTTGAGCATGAAATAGGTACAAGCGCAGGAATTGTAAGTGAATTAAACACTGAGAACGCAACGGCTACCGAGATTAAAAGAGCTATGTATGATACATTTACAATTGTGGACGACATGAGGTCTAATTTGGAAAAATGTATGGAAGATTTCTTCTATGCTTGTAATGTGCTTGCGAATGCTTATAATTTATCGCCACAAGGGGAATACGAACTAGGCTTTGACTGGAGTTATTCATTGCTAGAAGATCCTGACGCCGAGTTTAGTCACATGGCAATTGGTTATGATAAAAATGTTATTAGCAAGGCTGAGTTAAGAAATTGGATTAAACCAGATGAAGATATGGAACAAAGCGAAAAGGCAGTTGCTGAAATAGAAGAAAACAACCCATCTATTGACGACTTGCTAGGAACTAGAGGGGGTGAAGAATAATGTTATTAAAAGTAAATCCGCATAAAATTGAGATAGATAAAAGCCCAGTTAATGAGCGTGAGATAAATATTAGTAAATGCCAATTTGAGTTTGCCGATGAAATAACAAACGATTATGTAAAAGAAGCTTACTTTACGTTTGAAGGTACTACTTACAAACAAATTATTGTGAATAATGAGTGTGCCTTTCCAAGCGAGGTTTTAGTTAAAAAAGGACAAGTAAAAATTGGTGTTGTTGCTTATCTAGTTGAGGGCGAAACCGAGATAAAAAGATATAATCCAAGCCCAGCATATTTTAATACATGGGACGGCTCACTTGTAGACAATGCCGAGAACAGCGAACCTATTACACCAAGCGAGATGGAGCAATTTGAACAAGCCTTAAATAATGGCTTAAACGATTTAGCTGAAGCGGTTGAAAATGCTGAAAGGCTAGACGTGGATGTTGAAAAAGTTGAAGGAACAACCACAGTCACAATTACCAAGCAAGATGGAACTCAAAAGAGCGAAGACATCTTAGACGGTGCTAAAGGTGACAAGGGAGATAAAGGCGACAAAGGAGATAAAGGAGATAAGGGAGAACAAGGCGAGCAAGGTGTACAAGGTATACAAGGTGTCAAGGGTGACACAGGCGAGCCATTTACTATAAAAAAGACTTATCCAAGCGTTGCCGATATGCAAGCCGATTTTAATAACATGCAATACGGCGATTATGTCATGATAGCTACTAGTGTGGAAATACAAGACAATGCCAAACTTTATACACGTGGCGAATATGAGTGGATATATATTACTGACTTTAGTGGAGCAACTGGTATTAAAGGTGAAAAAGGTGAGCAAGGTCCACAGGGTGTTCAAGGACCACAAGGTTTGCAAGGAATACAGGGCGAAACTGGGGCAAAAGGCGATACAGGTAACGGAATACTATCTATAACAAAAACAGCCACAGTAGGGCTTGTAGACACATACACAATCACATTTACTGACGGAACTACAACTACATTTAATATAACCAACGGAGAAGATGGCGAGGTCACACAGGAACAGTTAGACGAAAGCCAAGCTGTTCAAGATACTAAAATAGATTGGCTACAAACTTTAGTAAATCAAATGCCTACTGTAAGTGGAAGTGGCACTGACTTGTCTTTAGTAGATGTGCTTAATTATAGAATGATGAAATTGGATTTAAAAGGAAATAGTAGTCAAGATGGAGAACCTACACCAACTACACCTATTCCAATAAAAAGTGTTACTGGGGAGAATAGTGTTTTGATACAAAATGAGAATTTACTCTCTAATAATGCAACAACACAAACAATTAATGGAGTTACTTGTACTATTAATCAAGATAAATCTATTACTTTAAATGGCACAAGTACACAGGGCTTTGTTGTAGAAATTGCTAGCAATTTAGTAATAGATAGAGGGGATTATAATTTAAGTTTAAAGGGAAGAATACAAGGTTGCGGAATATATGCTTATGTAGGTAATAATGTTCTAAAAGCTTATGTAAGTAGTTATAATACAGCTGATAATTTTCAAAGCAATTTTACATTAGATAGTAAAACAATATTTAGCAAAATTAGAATTGATGTTCAAACAAACAAAACATTTAATAATATAACCATATATCCAATGATAGTAAAAGGTTCAACAGCACCAAGTACTTATGTACCTCACGAAGAACAAATTAAAACACTATCACTAGGCAATATAGAACTAAACTCATCACCAGATGGAACTATTAGAGATGAAATAAGGGGTAGTAGTGATGTTAGTTATAATTTGTTTGATATAACACAATACCCAGTTGTAAGTAAAATTGCTTATAATAGTAGTGGTGAGCAAAGAAATTGGTCTAATTATGTTGGCGTAAACAATTATTTTCCTGTAAAGCCAAGCACAACTTATAATATTTCTAATAGCTTAAGTGAAACTGTATCAATGATTGTATATTATGATGAACAACAAAACATATTAAGCACTCAAAGTGACTCAAATACATTTACAACACCTAGTGATGCTAAATATATTAGATTTTGTTATTATGATACTAGCGAAAGAATACCTAGTTGGATTCAAATCACCGAAGGCTCAGAAGTAAAACCATACGCTCCATACGGACAAGTTGGCATGTGGTGGAAACGTGAATATATTGGTAAGGTTGTTTTAGATGGTAGTG